AAGAAAAGGTTGAGATGCAAAAAGAGTTTATTGAAAGTATTGAGAAAAGTGGTAAAGAAAATATAGAAAAGAAAAGAGATAAAATCACTTCTATTGAGACTCATATTGACCAATTAACAGCAGAGAATACACAGAAGGTAGAGGAAGTATCAAATACTCTTCAACCTCAATTGGAGAACCTTTTAGACGCATCTAAGAAACTGAAACAACTTTCCAATTTGAAGGGTAAGATTTCTGAGAAAGTATCAAGTATTACAGAACAACACAAGTTTTTTAACAATAATTCGGTATGCCCTACTTGTACTCAAACTATTGAAGAGGAATTTAGATTAAATAAAGTGAGTGAATCTGAAACCAAAGCAAAGGAACTTCAGCAAGGTTATAATGAATTGAAAGAAGCAATTCAACAAGAGGAAAAACGAGAAAATGAATTTAATGTCGTTTCAAGGGAAATTAGTTCTTTAAATAATGAAATTTCTAATAACAATGTTAAAATTTCTCAACTTAATAAACAATCAAGAGACTTGGACCAAGAAATTCAAGACATTACCAACAAAATTAAAAACAGAAATACTGAAAGAAAAGTATTAAAAGAATTAGAACAAACTTTAGATATAATTCAAACTGAAAAAGCAAAAAATAAAGAAGATATTTCTTATTTTGATTTTGCCCATTCATTAATGAAAGATGGTGGAATTAAAGGTAAAATTATTAAGAAGTATCTTCCTCTGATGAATCAGCAGATTAATAAGTATCTGCAAATGATGGATTTTTATATCAACTTTACACTTGATGAAGAATTTAATGAAAAGATTAAATCTCCTATTCATGAAGACTTTACATATGAAAGTTTTAGTGAAGGAGAGAAAATGAGAATTAATCTTTCAATTCTTTTCACTTGGAGAGAAATTGCAAGAATGAAAAATTCAGTGAATACCAATCTTCTTATTTTAGATGAAGTATTTGATAGTTCTTTGGATTTTATGGGAACAGATTATTTTACTAAAATTATTAAATATGTAATAAAAGATACTAATATATTTGTGATTTCACATAAGACAGACGAATTGATTGATAAGTTTGATAGAATTATTAAGTTTGATAAGGTCAAGGGATTTAGCAAAATGATTGACTGATATTTGGTTCTTTGGTATGATTGGTAAAGGTAAATATGCCTTTTTGTCCTTTATTTTGAAATTTTATGTCTGAAATTCCTGAGAAAAAAGAAAACTTTGAAACAAATTATAGTGACTATTTTCCAACTAAAAATACCACAATGTTTGGAGCAGAATCTAATGATGAAATTTCATTTGTAGGTTCTAATCTTCCTGGCGGAATGGGTGATGACCATATTTCGTTTAATACGAATAACTATTGGGAAGATGATGGATTCAGTCTGACTGGAAATCCATATACTTCTCCAGATGTTTTTAATCTGGGAGGACCTGTTGCCGCAGTAACATTTGGAAATAATCATAGTACAACTATTAATTCTCAGTCATTTAATTTAAATAAAACTCCACAAAATGTTAATCTGACTACTTCACAAAAATCAAGTCAAGAGCAATTTTGGAAGTTTGGTGAAGGTGAAACTCTAAAGGCAGTGAATGATTATATTGTTAGCACATATCATTCGCACTATGCATCTGAAAAGTCTAAGGTTCAGGTGCTGGATATGATTGATGCAATTGGTGATGGTGTTCCTTTTTGTCGTGATAATCTTATCAAGTATTCTTCCCGTTTTGGTAAGAAGGATGGAATGTCCCGTCTTGACGCACTGAAGATTATCCATTACGGTGTTCTTCTGTATCACTTTGCCGGATTTAATAATGAAACTGCGAAATCAAACTATGAAACTTTCTGAATCTACTATTACTATTTTAAAGAACTTTGCTTCAATTAATCAGTCTATTCTGGTGAAGGAAGGTTCTAAACTCCGCACAATTTCTGTAATGAAGAACATTCTTGCCGAAGCAGAAATTAAGGAGGAATTCTCAAAGAACTTTGCAATTTATGACCTCAATCAATTTCTAAATGGATTGGGATTGCATCAAGACCCAGACCTTGATTTTGAGAATGATTCTTATGTTATTATTCGTGAAGGAAAACGTCGGGTAAAGTATTTCTTTGCTGACCCAGAAGTAATTGTCTCACCACCAGATAAAGAAATTACACTTCCTTCGCAGGATGTTTGTTTTCAACTGGAACATTCGCAACTTGATAAACTCATTAAAGCAGCAGCAGTTTATCAACTTCCAGACCTTTCTGCTGTTGGTGAAGCAGGTGTAATTCGTTTGGTTGTTCGTGATAAGAAGAATGATACTTCTAACGAATACTCTATTGTGGTTGGTGAGACCGATAAAGACTTTACTTTCAACTTTAAGGTAGAAAACATCAAGATCATTCCTGGTTCTTATGATGTGGTTGTGTCAGAAAAACTTCTGTCCAAATTCACAAACGAACGTTATAACCTTTCTTACTGGATCGCTTTGGAGCCTGACTCTAATTTTTCTTGATTTTTTAATTTTATATTATGAATATCTTTGTAACTGATGTGTCTCCCAGTAAGTCTGCTCAAGTACTTCCTGATAAGCACATCGTGAAAATGCCCCTGGAGACCTGTCAAATGGTCTCCATCATATATTCTAAGTGGTACTATGATTGGGGCACAATCAATAAAGCAGATGGCACTCCCTATAGTACAGAGAAGGGTGCTTTTCGCAATCATCCCTGCACTAAATGGGCTGCAGATAATCACTACAATCTTGCCTGGTTGATTACACACGGAATACATTTATGCTTTGAGTACGAACATCGGTATCAGAAACGGCACTCTTGTTTGAATACTCTGGAAGAAGCAATGGTAATCTTTCATAACAATGCTAAGATTTCCATTTCTGAGCATACTAATGTAAAAGAATTCACTCGGGCAATGCCTGATGAATATAAACTTGATAATAGCATTGATACCTTCACTGCTTATAAGATGTATGTTGCGTCTAAGCCTTGGGTAAAGGATAATTACCTAAAAATTCCTGATAGAATGCCAAATTGGATTTATGAGTATGCGTGAAGATTTTTTGTGGGTTGAAAAATGGAGACCAAAAACCATTGAAGATTGCATCTTACCAGAAGATACAAAAAGAACATTTAATGATTTTGTCAGTAAGGGAGAGATTCCAAATCTTCTCCTTGCTGGACCTCCCGGAATTGGAAAAACAACAATTGCGAAGGCACTTTGTAATCAATTGGGTGCGGATTTTTATGTAATTAATGGATCTGACGAAGGAAGATTTCTAGACACGGTACGGAATCAAGCAAAGAACTTTGCTTCAACCGTCTCCCTTCAAGGAACTGGTAAGCATAAAGTTATTATCATAGATGAGGCAGATAACACCGGCAATGATGTTCAACTTTTGCTAAGAGCAAATATTGAAACTTTTTATAAAAATTGTAGATTTATTTTTACTTGTAATTATAAAAATAAAATCATTGAACCCCTTCACTCCCGATGTGCTGTAGTTGATTTTACTGTAAAAGGTAAAGAGAAGGCACAATTGGCAGGATCATTTTTTAAACGATTGCAAAACATCTTGGATGAAGAAAGTATCAAATATGATCCGAAGGTACTTGCTGAATTAATTAATAAGCATTTCCCTGATTGGAGGAGAGTGTTAAATGAATGCCAGAGGTACTCTGTTGGTGGTGAGATAGATAGTGGAATTCTTGCAACTTTTTCTGATGTTGCTGTAAATGATCTCATTGCTCATCTTAAAAGTAAAAACTTTTCCGAAGTCCGAAAGTGGGTAGTTGCCAACTTAGATAATGATCCTGCAGTTGTTCTTCGCAGAGTGTATGATGCTTGCTATGATTGTCTTTCCCCCCAAACTATTCCTGCTGCTGTTCTTATTGTTGCTAAGTACCAATACCAGATTACTTTTGTTGCTGACCAAGAAATTAACCTCTTAGCAGCATTAACTGAAATTATGTGTGAGTGTAGTTTTAAATGAGACCTGAAACAAGAGAAGCAATGGAAATGCTTTTTGCTGCTAAGTGGAATCTTCCAAAAGCAGCACAGCACTGTAATCTTACTAATAAAGAATGTAAGATTGTATTTAATGAATATTGCAATTTTCATCCAATTACTTATAAAAATGAAAATTGAACTAAAAGATTGGTTGAACTCAATCAATCAAAATAAAAAAAATATTATGGATGAAGATCCTTCCTCCATAAAGGAGTATGCTCCTTATATTATTAACAGATGTTTGTCAGGACATATTGATTGTTTGATGTATGCAAATGAGATGAATAAGTTCTCCTCATTAGATAAGAAACTTCAATATGATTTTTTTATAAATATAATCAGGAAAAAGAAGAGATTCTCTCCTTGGCTAAAACAAGAAAAAATCAAAGACCTTGAAATAGTTAAATCTTACTATGGTTATAGTAATGAGAAAGCAAAGCAAGCTTTGAGGATTCTGACAAAAACACAACTAGATTTTATAAAATCAAAACTTGAAACTGGAGGAACAAAATGAGTGTTGTAAATGAACCTATTGTAATTTGGTCACAAGACCAAATGGTTGAAGTGATTTTAAATGAACCTGACGATTTTTTGAAGGTTCGTGAAACACTCACTCGTATTGGGGTTGCATCACGCAAAGAGAAAAAGATTTACCAATCTTGCCATATTCTTCATAAACAAGGTAGATATTATCTTGTTCATTTTAAAGAACTATTTGCTTTAGATGGTAAGCACGCTAATCTAACTGTAAATGACGTACAACGTCGCAATCGTATTATTCAACTTCTTGCTGATTGGGGATTAATTACAATCGTCAAACCAGAAAGTATTACTGATATTGCTCCATTAAATCAAATTAAAGTTCTTGCTTATAAGGACAAAGCAGATTGGATTTTAGAGACTAAGTACAATATTGGTGCTAAAAAGAAACGCACAGAAGAGGAAACCGAATAAAAAAGTAGGGAGTTCAACACTCCCTTTTTTATTGTGTTAGAAATATATACTAATGATGTTGCCTTCGGGGACATTATTCACTTACAGACGCTTTAAGGAGGTCTATTATGTTCGGAACAAGTTCGCTTACACTCTCAGTACCAGAAACTGCAAAGTATCTGATGGAGATTCAAAGAAATAGTATTGGATTAGATGAGTGGTTTAAAAGATTTGATACTGCGTTTGAGACGCATACTAACTATCCACCATACAATCTAATCAAAGAAAGTAGTATTGACTTTAGATTAGAAATTGCACTTGCCGGATACAAAAAAGAAGATATTGGAGTCACCACCGAATGGAATAAACTCTTTGTGCAAGCAAAGAAAGCGGATGATTCTGAAGATCAATACCTACATCAGGGATTAGCAAAGAGAGCATTCACACGCACCTGGACTCTTTCTGATGATGTGGAAGTTAAAGACGTTTCTTTTGAGAATGGGTTACTTACTATTAAACTAAATAAAGTTATTCCAGAGCATCAGAAGAGAAAGGTATATGAAATCGTTTCAGGAGTTTATGGAAATAATTCAGGAAATGAAAGGTGACTTTGGAACTCAACCACATCACCCAAAAATTAATTGTTATGGAAATACTGTCTTCTATAAAAGAATAAAGAAGAGAGTGTGTTCTAAGGGAACTGATACTGGTTCTGGTGGAGCAAGTGGTGATAGTGGTGGGTTATAAATATAAATGACTATCGTTGTCGCAGGGAGGGAACTGGCAAAAACCAGTTGTGCCTCCCCTTTTTTTGTGTTATAATACTAAGAGGTATGGGAATAAAATGACTGTAAAACTTGCATTATTAAAATCTGGTGAAGATGTAATTGCAGATATTAGAGAAGCAATTTCAGAAGAAACAAATAAAATTGTTTCTTATATTTTTTCTGACCCTTATGTTGTTAAACTAACTCAACCACAAGTTTTGATGGAAGATTTAGAGCAACCAGAAACAAGAGCTTATAATATCTCAGTCTATCCTTGGATGCCTTTATCTGATGATACTGATATTGCAATCAATCCAGATTGGGTAGTTACAATTGTAGAACCAGCAGCAAAACTAAAACAATCTTATGAGGAGAGAACAAATGGAAGAAGAAATCACAATGTCGATGGATCAAATGATGGAAGATCCATCGACAATTCAAGTTCTGATCTTAATGAATCAGTTGAATTTAATCACTGAAATACAAGAAATATTAGTTGATTTTGGAGAACCAAATTGTAAATTAATAAAACCATATTTAATTTCTGATAATGGATCTCTTTCTCCTTGGCTAGAAGGAATTACAAATGATGAAGAAATTATGATGAGTTCAGATAAGATTTTAACTCTTGTTGAACCAACTGTAACATTACTTGACGAATACACTAAACTTACAAAATGAGATTTTATACCAACGTCTATGAAAAATTTAATAAAATGTTGGTTCGTGGTTATGAAGACGGTAGGTATTTTCAGTCAGAAGAAGAGTTTCAACCAACTCTTTATGTGACTTCCAAAAAACAAAGTAAGTATAAAACTCTTGATGGGTCGAGTGTTGAACCAATTCAACCTGGAAAAATTTCTGATTGTAAGGAGTTTTTGAAGAAATATGAAAATGTAGAAGGATTTACTGTTTATGGTAATGATAATTATAAAGCACAATATATTTCTGAAACTTATCCAGAAGATGAAATTAAGTTTGATATTAAGAAGATTCGTCTTGTAACAATCGATATTGAGGTTGCTTCTGAGAATGGATTTCCAAATGTATTTGATTGTGCCGAAGAACTTCTAGCAATTACTTTACAAAATTATTCAACAAAGAATATTATTTGTTTTGCTTCTCGTCCTTATATCAATACTCGCAAGGATGTTATGTATGTTGAATGTAGAGATGAGATTGAT